CTCCGGGATTGTCAATACCATTGACAACATTTGACAATTCACGGTTTTGACCCCGAGCCGCCGTTCAGCCAGGCCACTGTGGCGCACTCCACGACACTGGACACCCCCATACCTCCTTCCCGGCGACCCCGCGCCGGCACGCCGGCCCGACACCGATCCCGCGAGTTGGCCGCCCGTGGCTCGACAGAGCGCCCGACGGGGTCCCCACGGAGTGGGGCAGGGAGGGCCGAGGCCGCAGGCCGAGCACAGGCCAATGAAGCAGGCCCTCGTCGTCTCCTGCCGCCACCCTCTTGACAACTGCGTCCGGACCCACTATACAGCGTTTCATGTGCCGACTTTCGGTACGCATCAGGGGACCCACGATGCAACGTGAAACCGCCATTGGCATGGTCTTGTTCTTGCTCTTTCTTCTCGTCGTCGCGATGGGTGCGCCGGTCATCGCGCAGTCCTACCTCGAGGCCCAGCAGGTTGCCGAGGCATCGCCATGACTCGGGCTGACTGGAACGCTGACTACCGCCGTGCTCGACTCGTCCGGCGCTTCGAGGAAACATTCACGCATTGCTTTCCTTTCAGACTTTTCGGCTTGTCAACGTCTGTCCACACCTGTGGCATCAAGGCCTACAGGGCTGCTCGGCGCGATCGCCAAGGACGTCCGGCATGAGCCGCTGGCAGGGTGCCAAGGTGATCCCCCCCCAGCCTGCTGGGGGGGGCATCACTGCCGGAGGGGGCGGCCCGTTGGGTAACACGGGACGAACCGACCGCAGGGAGGTTCGTAGCCCCCTTCCCACCCTCGCTTCTGACGGAAAGGCTTCTTCTGGTGCTCTTGTTGACTGGCTCTCCTTCACGGTACGCCCGCAGGGCGAGGACGCGGAGCTACTGCTTCAGGACCCAACCGCCTACATTCGGGACTTGGTCTTGAAGGTCTTCTGCGGTTCCAGCATCTACGCGGACGAAGTCGAGAATCGCGGCCTCAACGGCTACAAGCAACGCGCCCGCATCCTGGTCGATGGCCAGCACGCTGCCGGCAGCTTCGCGGGCTGCGGAGGCAACAAAGGAACGGTCAACATCCAGTTGACCGGCACGGGCTGCGCTGGCGTTCGTGACTGGCTTTCGGTAGCTCAGGCCCTCGACCGCCTCGATGCAAAGATCACTCGAGTCGATCTGGCTTTTGACGACTACCACGGCCGCTGCATTGAGCTCGATCGGTGGATCGAGATGAGCCAACGCGGCGAGATTCGCGCCGGAGCCGGTCAGCCGCCCAAGCATCGCCTGATTACCGGCGATGACGGGACGACCCTTTACGTCGGTGTCAAAGGCTCCAAGGAGCTTTGTGTCTACGAGAAGGGCAAAGAGCAGGGCGACCCTGACAGCCCTTGGCTACGGGCCGAAATGCGCTTCTGGGCCAATGACCGAGTTATTCCGGTTGCAGTCCTCACGCAGTCCCTGAGCTTCATACGAGCCGCTTACAACGTGCTTGCCGAGCTTCCCGGCGATGTCTGTGAGCGGATCAAGACCATCGGGCGTTCGGTCAGCGCCAAGGCTGTCGCCGCTCTTTCCTGGGCACGCCATGCGGTCGGCCCTCTTGTCCATGTTCTTGCCTGTGCTCTGGGCGAAGAACGGACAGCCGAACTCCTCCTTACTGACATTCGCCGATCCGCGATCCCTAGGCGATTCGCAGGTATTCATCGGGATCAACTCCACCATCAACTACAGGTCGCCCTATGTCCGTTCTGACCTCCGCCATCCGTCTCGCTCTCGCCTACTCCTGAGGACCCATCATGATCCGCATCACCATCACCCAAGAGCCTGTCAACGTCCGTACCGGCATCAAAGAGGGCCGCGAGTGGACTCGTCGGGAACAGACCGCCTACGTCCACAACGGTCACGCTTTTCCGCAGCGTTTTGTCATCAGTCTCGGGCCCACTTCCCAACCCTACGCACCGGGCGATTACTCGCTCGATGCTCGATCGGTTGTCATCGGTCAATACGGTGAATTGCAATTCGCCCGTAACCTCCATCTTGTTCCCGACAAGACCGCCAAGGTCGCCTAATGGCTTTCGTCTACGTATGCACTGCTTTTGATACTGCTCTTCAGCAGTGCAGCGAAGGCCGTTGGATTCCGTATTCTCAAGGTCCACTGCCTCCCTTGAGCGTCGAAGAAGCCCAGATAATCGGAGCCGCTGTCGTCGGCTTTTGGGTCATCTGCGCTATTCTTCGCATCCTGAGGCAGGAACTGGCAAAATTGTAGGAGGCTGTCCCATGGACACCACTGCCATTATGGGCTTCGTAAACGATGCCCAGACCGCCGCCGTGGCTATCGGCATCGCGGTCACGATCTTGATCTTCGCGATCAAGGCGACCAAGTGGCTTCGCCGCGCCGGTTAATTCAGGCGTTACACCGAGGGCCGGGTTTTCCGGCCCTCTCCTTCTTATGGGTCAAAAACGATGGACATTACCGGATGGTTCGTTTTGTTCGTTCTCTTTGTTGGCTTCTTCTTGCTGTTGGACTGACAGCGCAAGCTCAAGTTTTCAATTTTCCGGGTCAGGGACAAGCTTTTGCGGCTTGTATGGCTCACCGTTCAACAGCACTAGGGTTGACAAGAGTCGTAGAGACTGCTCAGGGTCCAAGGAACGAACGTTCAGTTTTACCCACTACGCAACAAAGGGCTTGCGTACATCCTACAAACCAACATTCACATGCTCATCCAGCAACAAATTCTGATAGGTACTTGTGCGAGGTTACTTGGGAACGAGAACACGCCCCTAATCAATGGTCACCTTCTAACACTGGAAGTTGTTCAGATCCACTAGGACCTTCTGGCGCAATAAACACCTATATTTTTCCCTCGACAAGCACATGTGCAACGCGTCCAAGGATGCTTACATTCGTACCCGGTGATGTTTCTCGTATGTGTCACGCTGGATGCGCATTTACAACAGCGCCCGGGGTATCTTCATTCTCACCCGAAGATAACAGGACATTCGCAGAATGGATGCCTACAGGTCTGGTTTGTGTTCCAACACCGACTCAACCAGCACCACCTAATCCGCCTCCACCGAATGCAGATACAGATGGGGATGGAACTCCAGACGCACAGGACGAAAGGCCAAACGATCCCTCATGTTCTGTTGGCTGTGGTCCGCATCCTGGACAACAACCGCCTCCACTTCCTGCACCTACGAATGACAATCAGGACGATGGCCTGCAAGTTGTAGATCATTTGAACCCTCGCCTTGACGCCATTAACAACAGCATCAGGGCCATGCAGCAGGCCATAACGTCAGCTCAACAAACAGGAACAACGCAAGTCGTACAGGCCATCCAAAGCTCAGGCGGCGGCGGCGGTGGTACAGGCACTTCAATCAACCTCGATCCTGTCGTTCAAGCGATCAATGCCGCCGCTAGTTCTGATGCAGCCAATACTCAAGGCGTCACTGACGCAATCGATGCATTGCGCGATGATTTGGCCAGGAACACGGCACCAGCGGATGACGGTGCGAATCCTGATCCGTGGACCTCGGCCAATCCCATCGATCCGACGCAATTGGACGACGGGGGTTTCGGCTGGAATCGCGCCTGTCCACAGTTCCCCACTGTGGGTTTCATGGGCCATACGATCCACGTCGATCCCACCGGGCAGATGTGCACGATCTTGCAATTGTTGTCGCATTTGATTCTTTTAGCTGGTTTTGTTCATGCCGGTTATATCGTCGCGTCTCGAGGGAGGGCTTGATATGTTAACGGGTATTTGGGCGGCCATGATTGCGGCACTTGGCTGGCTGGTACGCTCACAGATAGGTCGATGGGTCGCCATCGCTCTAAGTGCTCTCGGTATTCAGTTCGCGATTACCGAAGGCGTTATGGACCCGCTTATCGCCTACATTTCGGCACAAGCCGGTGGCGGCGTGGGTGCTGCTACCGAGTGGCTCGGTTTCTTCAATGTTGATCGTTATATCACACTGATTCTCAGTGCTTATGCAGCAGCCGCTGCAATGTCTTTCGCAATCCAGCGTATTCAGCGTCCATGATTCATCTTCTCACCGGCTTACCGGGTAGCGGAAAAAGCCTTCGTGCCGTCCACTACATTCAGTCCTTTTTGCAAGAGGGCCGACCTGTTTATGTCTGGGGTGTCGATGGCCTCAATACGCCCGGCATCATGTCCCTTGACGATCCCAATCTTTGGGAAAGCCTTCCCGATGGATCAGTTATCGTCCTGGACGAGGCTCAGAAGCTGTGGCCATCTCGTCGCGGTGCGGAGCCGATCCCGCCTGTGCGCGCTCTCTCCGAGCATCGCCACCAGGGCAAAGACTTCGTGCTCATCACGCAGCATCCCGCGATGCTCGATAGCTACGTGCGCCGCCTTGTTGGCCGCCACGAGCACCTTGTTCGGAAGTTCGGCATTCAGGCCGCTCAGGTGTTCTCGTGGAATGAGGTGCACGACGATCCGAGCCAGTCGAGCGCCCGCGAGTTGGCCGAAGAATCGCTGTGGGCTTATCCGAAGGACCTTTTCGGTCAGTACAAGAGTGCGACCCTGCACACCGTAAAGCGGCGTGTCCCCAAGTCTTTGTATGTCATCGCAGCCACAATCGTTATTATTCCTCTGCTCGCATGGCTCGCTTACAGCACCATTAGCGGATGGACGGATCAACCGGAAGCGGCAACATACGAACCGGCGCAGGCAGAGGTGCCCGGCTTGCCGGCCACCTCTGCCGAGCCTGTGCCTGTCACTCTATCCGCTCATGCCGAGTATCTCGCACAGTTCATCCCTCGAGTTCCTCACGTGCCTTGGACGGCGCCGGTTTACGATCGATTCCCCGTGCAGGATTATCCTCGCCCACATTGCATTATCGGCGGCGATCAACGGATCGAGCGCATCACATGCCGGTGCTTCACTCAGCAGGTGACGCCCATGGATGTGCCGGACGAGATGTGCATCGCCATCGCTCGCCACGGCGCATGGGACCATCGACGCCTTCCCTTCACTGACGAAGCATCCGATGCCACGCCGGTTGATAGCCTGGACAACACCGACAGTCCAACGATTCAGGGACCAACAGGCCTTCATGCTGGTGTATTTGATCGAGCGATCGGCGGTTACGTGCCTCCGGAGTTCCTGAATCCACAGTGAATCCTGATATACAAAACACTTGACATGCAGTAACGGCGCGGCTCTCCGGGATTGTCAATACCATTGACAACATTTGACAATTCACGGTTTTGACCCCGAGCCGCCGTTCAGCCAGGCCA